TTGTATTTGTTATGGCTAATACACTAGAAGATGGATACAAAATACATCAAATGTCGCAACTAGATTTTGTAAAAAAGTTTTTGTTAAGCAATGATCCTATTGGCATAGTAAAAGATTTAGAAAATTTAGTTTATCAAAAATTAAGAAATGTTAACTTACCGATTGCATTAATTGGAGCACACACCGATGTGGGGTGCGAATCGCATGACAACATTACAGTAATTCATAAAAGTTGGCAACAATTTTTAGGACAGCATGCTGGATTGAATAATTTTTATGGGTGGCCAGTTGAAATTGGACACAGATGGCTCCAGGGGCTGTATTCGGTAGAACGTGGGCCAATGGCAGAATTCAGTTTGGGAAGAGACCCATCGCCAAACGTAGTTTTTGAAATTCATAAATTGTTTAATATTTGGAATATTCTTGTCAAGAAAAACTTGTTCAAAGGTTCGCACCCAAGCATACTAGGAAATCAACTGTTTGCTAAAGAAATTAAAAATTCGATTAATGACTGGTTTGACAAGTACCAATAAATCTTGTATAATATATTAACTTTAATCTAAAAGGAAAAGTAATGGCTAATAAGATCACAATCAAGCCCAATCCCCGTATGACAGAGATCTTTGAAGATCTCGAAGTGTTCTTGGAGTTCTGCCAAGACTACGGATATCGCTTTAACGAAGCAGACTTGTATAACTTCAAAAGTTATGCATGGCAACAGTTCAACAAATGGCATCAAGGCAAAAATGCCAAGAACATGTGGTGGGAAGATGCCAGACGTTTTGCAGGACATCGCGTATGAGGAAACTGTACTACATGGGCTTGGAAAGTTATGAAGCCCGTTATACACTACAGTTAACTGAGTGGAACCGACAAGTGTTTGATCGCAGGGGCATTGACTATGTTGTTGTACCCGGTTCACCACTCACATTTGATAAGGCTATTGTGACCGGACAAGTGTTAGACGCACATGGACGCAGTTACTTTGGCATGAGTCAACTCATGAACTTGGTCAAGGCCATGAAGGAAGGTGCAGTTACCAGCGAGGACGTGGTTTATTTTGAAGACATGTTCCAGCCCGGTATTGAAAGTTTGCCATATATCATGGATCAAGTTGCTCCAGAACATAGACCCAAGGTGTTTGTGCGGTGCTTGGCACAGAGCATCGATCCTGATGACTTTGTTCATGTGTGGGGCATGCAAAAGTGGATGGGCCTGTATGAAAAGATGGTGGATTCATTTGTGACAGGTGTGCTTGCCACAAACGAAGAGATGGTTGCCCACATGCGTATTGCAGGCTGGACTGCTCCAATCTACAACATCTCTGGTCTAGCATTTGGAAAAGAAGAAGTACTTGGACGCATTGGTGGTGCTGATAACATTAAACCCTTTGCCGGTCGACCAAGACGTGTGGGCTTTGCCGCAAGGTTTGATCAAGAGAAACAACCAGGTTTCTTCATGGACTTGATTGACATGTATAACGAACTCAACTCCACGCCAACTGAGTTCGCAATCTATTCCGGTGGTCCTTTGCGTAGCAACAACCCAATGTATATTGAACGTGCTCGCCAAATGGAAGCAGAAGGCAAATTAAAAATTTACGACAACATAACCAAGAATGAATATTATGCTCATCTTAACAATACTCGTGTGCTGTTTAATTGTGCTCTCCAAGACTGGGTCTCAAACACAGTTTCAGAAGCGGACACTCTTGGTTGTAATGTTTTATATCCTGCTTATCGCAGTTTTCCAGAAACCTTTGCCAACGATCCCAACCGCTTATATGTACCCTGGAGCATAGATGATGCCTATCACAAAATGTGTAACCTTTTGCAGACTCCTCATCACAACATGGGCCTTATTAGTGATTGGAATAATGGGACTGTTGATCGCATTATTGATATTATTACCGGTCAGGGCGGTCAGTGGGATCGTTCGGGCAATCGCTACCGCGATCATGTGCCGCACGAAAAATACCAAGTAGTAAAAATCCAATTATGACAGTAGTAGTTACTGGAGCCGCAGGATACATTGGTGGACAAGTTGCCTTGTGTTTGAAAGACGCAGGGCATGCAGTTGTGGGTATTGACCGCAGACCTTGTCCCGAGCATTTGTATTCAACGTTTGAAAAGTTTCATCAAGTTGATATAGAAGACAGCCTGGTACGTTCGTTGATAGCATCTGTACAACCTGCGGCCATTGTGCATTGTGCTGGTACTAGCTTGGTTGGACCAAGCATGACCATGCCAAGAGAATACTATCACAACAACGTGGTCAAGACCATAAACATGCTGGATCATGTGCTCACTCGGTCTCCACATACTCGAATCATATTCAGTTCCAGTGCGGCCACATATGGCAATCCCATCATCACACCTTGCGAAGAAGTTGATCCTTGTGAACCAATCTCTCCATATGGTGAAAGCAAACGCATGATTGAACAGGTTCTTGAGAGTTATCATCGTGCGTATGACCTCAACTATGTGGCATTTAGATATTTCAATGCTTGTGGTGCAGACAGCCAAGGTAGACACGGACAAGAACCGGGTGCTACACACATTATTGCTCGAGTGCTAGAAAGTATTAGAGACCAACAAGAGTTTGTGCTGTACGGCGAAGACTATGACACTCCAGATGGTACTTGTGTGCGTGACTATGTGCATGTGGAAGACATTGCACAGGCACATGCCATGGCCTTGAACACCAATGTTGAATCGGGCATTTATAATCTTGGTTCCAATACTGGTACTAGTAATAGACAAATCATTAAGTCTGCACTAGACACAACGCAACAACCATTGACAGTAGTGTCTGGACCGCAACGTGCAGGTGATCCTCCCATGCTTACTGCCAGTGATGCAAAGTTTGCGTCCACTGTGGGCAAATGGAGAAACTACACCTTGGATCACATGATACAACACGCATGGAAATGGTATGTTCGATAAGATCCTAAAGTTTGAACAAGAACTAGCACAGTTTGTTGGTGCACCTTATGCCATCATGACTGACTGCTGTACTCATGCAATCGAATTGTGTTTGCGGTATGATAAGGTAACAGAATGTAAATTTACACCGCATACCTATTTGAGTATTCCCATGCTCATGCACAAGTTGGATATCAAGTATGAATATCTTGACCATGCTTGGCAACGATGGCACGGAGAGTATCCGTTTATGGGCACACGGATTTGGGATAGTGCAAGAAGGTTAGAACCCAGCATGTATCGACTCGGAACCATGCAATGTTTGAGTTTTGGACATGACAAGCCTTTACATATAGGCCGTGGTGGTGCTATAATACTAGATGATCAGGCAGCATATGACGCACTGATTTGTATGCGGTATGATGGAAGAGATCTAAATATCTCACCTTGGATAGAACAGAAAACATTTAGAGTTGGATATCACTACCGGCCCACACCAGAAGAAGCCATGCAAGGTTTAGCATTGTTACAAGGCTTGAAAGAAATGTGTCCCCCAACTCGAACTGTTGACTACCAAGATTTACGCAACATTACTATAATGGATTAACATGGAAAAGAACTTATCAGAAGTATTAAGAAACAAAATGAAGGCTACTGGCAAACGTTTTTGGGCCGGCGACAACGTGTCCGATGTGATCGATGACCACTTGAAGCAACAGTTAATTGACGAAGCAACTGTAGCGTTTGAAGGTGTGTTGGATGCATTGCTGATTGATCGTGAAACGGACCCTAACTCAAAAGGCACAGCACGTAGACTGGCCAAGATGTATTACAATGAGATCATGGCAGGACGTTACGAAGCACCACCAGATTGTACAGCATTTCCCAATGACAGCAATGATGCTTACGAAGGCATGTTGGTAGTACGCAGTGAAATTAAATCCATGTGCAGTCATCATCACCAACCTGTGACAGGTGTAGCATACATTGGTATCTTGGCCGCACACAAACTGATTGGATTGAGCAAGTACACTAGGATTGCACAATGGTGTGCCCGTAGAGGCACATTGCAAGAAGAACTTTGCATCGTTATTGCTAATGAGATCATGAAAGCCACAGACAGTGAAAATATTGGAGTTTACATACAAGCGGAACATGGTTGTTGCCTCAATAGAGGTATTATGGCACACTCTAGTCTAACGCAAACTACGGTGCTCAAAGGATTGTTTAAAACTGATCCCAGTGTTAAAAAAGAATTTATGGACAATATCAAACTACAACAGGACTGGGCACCACGGTGATCAGTTACGCCACATTGGCTGCCGCTCAACAAGGTAGAGTAGCACCTTGGACCGATACAGTACCGGAACTCAGCAACTCTCATGTCACTGTGTTCCGAGACGCCTATCCAGTAACAGAAGGTCATTTGTTATTTGTACCACGTGCCAACACAGATGAATCCGTTGTGGTGGCCATGGGAATGGCATTGCTAATAGGTCGTCAAATGGTGCAAAACAATCAATGCGATGCATTTAATGTTGGTATAAATATGGGAGAAGCCGCAGGACAAACTGTGATGTATCCACATATACATTTAATTCCTCGTCATACTGGCGATACAGTAGATCCGGTAGGTGGTGTTCGGGGTGTGATTCCAGGACAAGCCAATTACCGAAAAGGCGATTACCAAATGCCCGTTTAATGTTTTTAGCACTCAAACAAGACATACCACTTGACACAGTTACTCCATTGGTACAATACGATAACAAAGTAAGTATTGCCAATACTGGAGATTTCTATCTTGTGAGCAACGTATGCCCGCATCAAAATAGCAAAATAGCAAAATGTGCCACACAGCATTTGCAATGTCCATATCACGGATTACAATTTGATCTTGGAGGCAATGGAATCAATAACAATCACAAATTACAAACATGGAAAACTTATGCCAACCAAACCATGTTGTTCAACCAAGATGTAACATACACATTTCCCATAGACACGCAGTACATGAAGTTGGCACAACACCGTGCGGATTATGTAAAAGCATCTAGTTCTGTGATCATGGATGTATTTTTAGACATTAAGCATATTCCTGTAGCACATCAAGGTGTGTATGATCAAATAGGCATACGGGATGTTTCAGAATTAAAATGCAATACATTTAAAAACGGTAGTGTACAATTGGTCCCAGGTCAGGACATCAACTATCAAATTCCTGAAGATCAAGCATACGGATTAGGTGCTTGCTGGATGGCAGTATACCCAGGAACCATGATTGAATGGCAACCAGGAGCAATGTTTATCACTTTAGCAGTGGATGTGGATCAAGGCAGTCGTGTGCAGATTTACAAATATCAAGACACTAGATATGACTCTGAAGTTTTTAAACTAAACAATCATGTTTGGGAAACAGCGTGGGCACAAGACCGAGAATTGAGTGAGATGATTGTTGCTCCGGCTCTTTCAAATTTAGACGCTCTTAAACAGCATTATAGAGACTGGATGCAACATGATTTGTAAGGACAATTGGATTGATATTTCCTGGGACGGGCATTCGGTACGCACAGAAAAAGAAAATTTAAAAGTAAAATTTAATCGCAAAGCCAAAACTTTGCTGTCATTTGACCAGGCCTGTGATCAAGCCGCGGGCGAAATTTACGATTGTTATAAAAATTTATATCTTGCACTCAGTGGCGGTAGTGACAGTGAGTATGTGGCAACTTGTTTGCATCGCAATGGTATACCGTTTACCCCAATTATACTTAGATACAATAATGTAATAGGCAAAGATCAACATTACGAATCGTGGTTTGCCAAACTCTGGTGTAAAAAACATCAAATAACACCCATGATAATTAACACAGATGATTATACAAAATCGGCACAAGAGAAACAAAATTACTTGACTGTTAAACCAAGATTATTTCATGGTATGGCCACACAAGGATTTTTAGACAAATTCATGACACAACATGATGGAAAGTTAATATCTGGAAACCAATTAGAATACTATCCTGACTCAGATCAAATGATGTATTTAGAACCACAATTAGGAAACTATCAAGGGTTTGTCATGGAAGAAACTGATTTTTATCTTGAAACTTTACATCCAGATTATCATCCTTGGGCATTTTATTACTGGAGTCCCGAGGTCATGGCTGGATTTGTGTCCGCGTGGAACTTTGATATAACCATGCAAGAAAACAAATCAAACATTTATAAAACAAGCATTAGACCTAAATTCGACTATCCAAAAGGATTTTTTTCTGATAAACAATTTAATTTTCGCTCGGTGGTGAGTTCTCAAAAATGGGGAACCTTAGATTGTGCGTTATTAGGTAATCGTAAAGAATTATTAAATCAATTACTGGAGTAAATAGTTCTTTTAAGCGGTCTCAGACATCATTCCCGCTTTACAAACTCTGCTGTCTATGCTATAATTTAACATAGGAGAAAAGCATGACACCCGTAAATTACAAATATACCTCAACCAAAGAGTACCACGATGCATTTCCGTGTGCGTACAGACAGTGGAGGGCGGACAGTCATTGCAACTTGATACACGGTTATTCGTTCTCAATGAAGTTTTACTTTGGCACAAATGACCTAGACGTTCGTAACTGGGCCGCAGATTATGGTGGACTTAAGGAACTAAAACAAATACTAGAAAGCCAATTTGACCATACTTTGCTGGTAGCAGAGGATGATCCTGAATTGGAATTGTACAAAGAAATGCAACGTCGGAACATTGCTAAACTAACTATATTACCCCGACTTGGTTGTGAAGGCTTGGCCGATCAACTGTATAAGTTTGTAAACGGAGTTTACATTCCGGACCATTGGGGTCCGGGTGAAGCAGAGCGTCTTTGGTGTTATCGTGTGGAAGTGCGTGAAACCCAAAGCAATATGGCCTGTAGAGAAGGCCATCGCGAATGGAATGAAGATCTGTTTGCATAAAACATAAGGAAAACATAATGTTTAATATTTTTAAAGATGTAGATCGGGTCATGATGGCCAAACTAGTACTGTTACATATTATTGTAATTGTGATCAGTAATGCATTGGTTTCAATTCCAGTTGAAATTTTTGGTGTGAAATTAACCTGGGCCGCATTTGTGTATCCTTTGGTTATTTTGGCAACAGACTTGACTGTGCGTTTGATTGGTAAAGGTATTGCTCGAGCAACCATTGCGGCCGCATATCCACTGGCTATCATTGGTAGTATTGCTGTTGTGCTGTTAGAAGGTGCACCACAATCAGTTGCACTGCGTATCGGCTTTGGTTCTGCCACAGCATACCTAATTGGTTGTTTGCTTGACGTATATGTGTTCCAACATGTTCGTGAACGTTTTACTCAGCAATGGTGGGCGGCTCCTGCATTGAGCATGGTTGTTGCCAACTTCATTGATAGTTATGTGTTCTTTAGTATTGCTTTCTCAGGCAGTGCAGATGAGTACATGTCCGCACACTGGCCCGAAATTGCATTAAGCCAAAGTATCCTAAAGATTGTGGTTGGATTTATTATATTCTTACCAGCATACGGACTGTTGTTAAACTACTTGAAAAAACGGGTAGACGATACAGAACAAGGTTAATACAAGTATGGATATCTCAATCCTTTTACCCACACGTGGTAGGTCGGACCTGTTGATGAATAGTTTAAACAGCATATACGACTCAGCCACAAATTTTGATAGTATCGAAATTATATTTGGACTGGACAATGATGATGTTCTGGGGCTTGAAAATTTTTTACACAAAGTGGTGCCTTGGATTGAAGAAAGAAAAGGCAATCACAAAATACAAATGTTCAACCCCATGGGATACCATAACTTGCATCAGTACGCAAACAAGTTAGCCGAGATCAGTACCGGCAATTGGTTGTTTCTCTGGAATGACGATGCTGTAATGAAAACTCAAGGATGGGACGATCAAATTCGTGCAAGAGTTGGCGAATTTAAATTGTTAAGTGTGATAACCCACAACGAACATCCTTATAGCATTTTTCCTATTATTCCACGAGACTGGTATACTGTGCTAGGACACCTAAGTCAGCACAGTTTAGTTGATTCTTACACAAGTAGCATAGCATATTGCCTAGATATATTTGAGCGTATTCCAATTTATTGCAGTCACGAACGTGCTGATTTAACTGGTAAAAATAATGATGCTACTTTTCAAAATAGAATAGTATTAGAAGGTGATAAAAGTTTTCACGGAGACATCAATCATCCCAGCAATACCAAACTTAAAATGGATGATGCGGCCAAACTAGCACAATGGTTGCAAGACGAACGTGGTCAAGACATGCAATTTTTTGCAAATTGCTGTGCAGGCACACAAGATCCTTGGGAAAAACTCAAGGCAAATGATACAAATAACCAAGTTATTATTAGCCTACCGTAATAGAAATACATATGAAACACGAATTTGATATAGCAATTTTATTGCCCACACGTGGTAGATCAGAACTTCTTGATCGTAGTTTACGAAGTTTGATCACATTGGCCAAAGATCAAGATAGAATTCAATTGATGTTAGGATTTGATAATGATGACGATATTGGATTAGAACATTTTAAAAAATCTGTACAACCTTGGTTAGATGACAATGATGTGAACTACACTGCAATGAAATTTGAACCTATGGGGTACATAAGGCTCAACGAATACGCAAATTTGTTGGCCAAGAACAGTGATGCCAAGTGGTTAATATTCTGGAATGATGATGCAGTTATCGAATCGCAAGACTGGGATGAAGAAATCATGAAGTGGGATGGACAATTCAAATGTTTAGCATTTGATACACACCATCATCATCCCTATTCGATATTTCCTATTATACCAAGAGAATGGTTAGATGTACTAGGACATCTAAGTCCACATCAAATCAGTGATGGTTGGATAAGTCAAGTATCGTATATAATAGATATAATGGAAAGAATTGATGTCAAAGTTTTGCACGATCGACATGACTTGACTGGTAATAACAAGGATGACACATTCTTGAATCGTCCCATGTTAGAAGGCAATCATAGAGATCCAAGAGATTTCCATCACCCTATTCAGGATGCAAAACGTCAGCAAGATTGCTTTAAACTTGCTGAATATCTGGAAAAAGAACGCGGTATAGACATGACGTTTTTTAAGAATGTAGTAGCAAACACACAAGATCCTTGGGAAAAACTGATTCTCAATGATCCGCATAAACAAATGGTACAATACGAAATAACTTCAGTTAAATAGAGCATGACATATAAAATTGCCTGGGTTCAACCCAATTTCCAACAAGGTCCCAAAGAGTTCAATGCTCACTACTTGCCATATTCAGCTGGTGTGATATGGAGTTATGCCTTAACTGATCCTTGGATTCGGGAAAACTTTGAGTGTACAGACATGGTCTGGCGTAGAGATGCAGTAGAGCCATTGGCTGAAAAACTAGCACAAAACGATTGTGTAACATTCAGTACCTATGTGTGGAATCATCAGTACAACTACACTCTGGCACGTAAGGTCAAAGAGCTCAATCCCAAGTGTTTGGTTATTTTTGGTGGGCCCGAACCTGCCATCACAGACAAGGATATCTTTCGCAAAGAACCTTACATGGATTTGATTATTTGTTTTGAAGGCGAAATTACTTTTCGTAATGTGATCAAAGCGTTTGAAACAAGAGCCTTTGACGACATTCCCGGATTGTTGCTGAACAAAAATGGTGAACCAGTCAATACTGGCGATGCCAAACGCATTGAAACACTAGAAGAAGTTCCTAGTCCTTACTTGAATGGTGTGTTTGACAAAATCATTGCAGACAATCCCACAGTAGAGTGGAATGGCACATTGGAAACCAATCGTGGATGTCCGTTTGCTTGTACCTTTTGCGACTGGGGCAGTTTAACCTACAACAAGGTAAAGCACTTTGAAGTGCAAAGAGTATATGACGAACTGGAGTGGATGGCCAAACACCGTTGTGGATTTATTAGTATTACCGACGCCAACTTTGGCATGTTCCCCGAACGTGACAATCTTATTGCAGACAAGATTATTGAAGTACAAGAAAAGTATGGTTATCCCAAAACATTTAGCGTGGCCTGGGCCAAGAACCAAAAGCGTGAAGTGGTTGAAATTGTAAAGAAACTACTAGATGCTCCGGGCTTTAACCAAGGACTTACACTGAGTGTGCAAAGTCTTGACGTGGATGTGTTGGAAAATATCCGCCGCAAGAACATGGAAATGAACAAGTTAGAAGAAGTGTTTGAACTGTGTGAGCAACGCAACATTCCAACCTACACAGAACTCATACTGGGCTTGCCTGGTGAAACGTTGACCACATGGAAAGATAACTTTTGGAAATTGTTCCGCATGGGCAACCACACAGGATTGACTGTGTTCCAAGCACAGTTGTTGGAAAATGCTGAGATGAACTTGCTTCAAAAGAAACTGTTCAAGATTGGTTCACAACGTGTGACCGATTACTTCTCTGGCTCGTACTCAAATGAACACATTGAAGAAGGCATTGAGATCATCACAAGCACCAAGGATTTGCCTTTTGAAATCATGCTGGATGCTGAAATATTTTCATGGTACATCAACACTTTCCACATCAACGGTGTAAGCACATTGTTGAGTCGACTGGTTTACAAATACCTTGACATAGACTACAGTAAATTTTACGAAGACCTGTTTGAATTCTTGCAACAAGATGCATGGTATGTGAAAGAACAAACCGAAGTGCGACAGTACTTTAGTAACTGGATGACACAAGGACAGATCCGCCATCCCAAAATTGGCGGTATTGAGATCCACGGATGGAACTTGATTCACAGAACTATTTTAAACATGCACGTGGAAAATCAGTACGAGAATATTTTTAATCGTTTAGAAGAATTCATGCAACGCTATAACTTGCCCAAAGATTTGCTGGACAATGTGATGAAGTTTCAAAAGAAATATTTGATAGCATACAATGACATTGCTGAATATCCGCAACAGTTAACACTTGATTACAATATTTGGGAGTACCTGACATTCAACCAACCATTGGTTCCGGGTACAGTAACTTATGATTTGGATTTTCCTGAAGACAAAAACATGAGTTTTCCTAAATTCCTAGAATTGTTTTACTTTGCAAGACGTAGAAATTTTGGTAAAGCCACAGTGAATACCGTAAGCGGCAACACCAACAACAGTGCTCGAAGAAGCCAGGCCAGTGCAAAAGCAATGGTCGTATTATAAAAATTACCCCGCCAACCATCTCAACTCGAAAGATTAAAAATGACAGATCACGATTTAGAAGAACGTATTGTACGTTACTGGAATGCTCAACCTTGCAACATCAACCACAGCAAAAATGAAGTAGGCACATTAGAATTTTTTCAAGACGTTACTGAACGCAGATATCGTGTGGAACCACACATGAAAGATTTTGCTGGATTTCACTTGTGGTCCGGCAAACGTGTGCTGGAAATTGGGTGTGGCATTGGTACTGATGCGGCTGAATTTGCCAAGCATGGTGCAGATTATACTGCCATTGATATCAGTGACAAAACAATCGAACTGGCACAGAAACGTTTTGAAGTAGAAGGACTTGAAGGTCGGTTTGTTTGTGGCGATGCAAGTGATCCCAAAATGTACGAAGGCCTGGGCCGGTTTGACATGGTATACAGTTGCGGTGTCATGCACCACTTTCCTAGAATTAATGACATGATTCAAAATGCCTATGATGCGTTAGTGCCCAATGGTGAATTTAGATTTTTGGTATATGCCAAAAACTCCTGGAAGTATGCCATGATTCAAAAGGGGTTGGACCAGTTTGAAGCACAAGCAGGGTGCCCGTTTGCACAAGCCTATTCGAATTCTGAAGTATATGAGCTATTAGGCAAAAGATTTCACATTGAGAGGTTGCGGCAAGCCCACTGTTTCATGTATAATGTACAAGCATACAAGGCGAGCAGATACGAACTAGAACCCTGGTTTGAGGCCATGCCGGAAGCAATGCGTGAAGCAGTTAAAGAATATCTAGGTTGGCATTTGTTAGTTAAAGCAAGGAAAATATGAGTAAACTCAAAGTAGCAGAATTATTTTACAGTGTGCAAGGAGAAGGTAGATATATGGGGGTGCCCAGTGTGTTCTTGCGTGTGTTTGGTTGTAACTTTAAATGTGCTGGATTTGGCATGCCACGTGGTGAGCTTAGTCAAGAAGCAGTAAATATCAATCCAGAAAAATATACTGACTACAAAGCATTACCACTTGTGAGCACAGGTTGTGACAGTTATGCGTCATGGGATCCAAGGTTCAAAGACCTAAGTCCCATGATGGAGAGCGATGGTATCGTGGATCGCATTATGGAAATTATTCCGCACGGCAAATGGCAGGATGAACACTTAGTTATTACAGGCGGCGAACCCCTACTAGGGTGGCAACGTGCTTACACAGATCTATTGGATCATCCCAACATGAAGGGATTGAAAGAGATCACGTTCGAAACCAATGGCACTCAAAAACTCAGTAAAGAGTTTAGACAATATTTGCTAAACTGGACACTGGGTAATAAATCTAGAGGACATGACGCACTGACATTTAGCGTTAGTGCTAAATTGCCCGGCTCGGGTGAATCTTGGTCGGACGCTATCTGTCCAGAAATAGTTTGTGAATATGAACAAGTTGGTACCACTTACTTGAAACTGGTAATTGCCACCCAAGAGGACATGAAGGATGCAGAACGAGCTGTTGAAGAATTTAGATCAGCAGGTTTTCAAGGTCATGTGTATGTTATGCCTGTTGGTGGTGTTGAGAGTGTTTATGCACTTAATAACCGAAACGTGGCCTTATATGCAATGCAACAAGGTTGGAGATACAGTGATAGACTTCAAGTACCACTGTTTAAAAACGAATGGGGCACTTGATGGGACTGTTTGACATCTTCAAGAAGAAACCCGAACCTGTACCCAAACCACGTGCTGAGCCCAAACCCAAGGTTCCAGAAAAAACTGAAAAAGAAATTGCCACAGAAAAAGGTGAACCATGGGTAACTGTTTTATCTATGGATGTTGATCCCAACAATTTGCACCAAGGTGCATTTGAACTAGATTGGAATGATGCATTTGTGGCACGATTAGTCAAGGCAGGATACATGATGAAACGGGAAGACACAGATGCTGACATTGTGGATCGTTGGTTTCAGAATGTTTGCCGTCACGTGGTCATGGAAACTTGGGAACAAGAGCAGGCCATAATCAAAAGTGCCGGGCAATATGTAAACACCAAAGACATTGGTGGTGGACGAACTGAGGTATCATAAAGGAGATTTATGTTAGTATTACCCGATGGCATGCAAGGAAGACCAATAGGTTTTACTTGTTCAACTTTTGATTTACTGCATGCTGGGCATATTTTAATGCTGGCTGAGTGTAAACAAGTTTGCGATTATTTGATTGTTGCGGTACAAAGTGATCCCACAGTGGATCGCCCTGATGTTAAAAATAAACCGGTACAAAGCATTGTTGAGCGTTATGTGCAACTCAGTGCTGTAAAGTTTGTTGATGAAATTATTGTATATGATACAGAAAAAGATCTAGAAGATTTGTTAATGTTTTTACCAATCACTATACGTGTCATTGGTGAAGAATACCGGGATAAAGCATTTACCGGCAAAAACATTTGTGAAGACCGTGGTATCAAGATATTTTACAATAGTCGCACACACAGATTCAGTTCTAGTGAACTAAGACAAAGAACTTACCAGAGCGAACTTAGCAAGAAGAAATAAATGATATTGTATGTGAATGGATGCAGTCATTCGGCTGGAGCTGAGGCGGCGGTTGCACATGCATGGGCAGTTGATGATGGTCAATACTGGGATCGCGGTACTGAGCCACATCCAGCAAATTTAGCAGTGAGTTATGGTCAGCACCTAGCAGATGCACTGGATGCCAAATTAATTTGTGAAGCTAGTTCTGGCGGTAGTAACGATCGCATTATAAGAACCACGCTAGAATGGATAGAAAATAATCTAGATTGTCTAGCAGATACTTTTATGATATTACAATGGACTACCTGGGAACGGGAAGAATGGTCCCACGAAGGCACATGGTATCAAGTAAATGCCAGTGGCATCGATACTGTTCCGCCTGCTCTTTCCAAACGCTATAAAAATTATGTAATAGAGATTGATTGGACAACCAAAACTCAACAAGCACATGATAAGATTTGGAACATGCATCAATATCTCAAAGATTTGGGAGTAAGGCATTTGTTCTTTAGTGGGCAAAGTACTTTTAGCGATATCCAATTGTCTGATCAAAAGAATTGGAGTGTAAACTACATGCATCCATACAATCGAGAAGAATCCTATCATAATTGGCTAATAAACAACGGTGGCACATACTCTAATGCTAAAAGTTACCATTTTGATGCCAAAAGCCATAGACTTTGGTCCGAACATGTGTTACAATACATTAACGATAACAACTTGATTGTGCCCAATGAAATACGTACTGATTGATACTGCCAATATGTTTTTCCGTGCCAGACACGGAGCATTTAGAGCCGCAGACTCTTGGACCAAGATAGGATTTGCTCTGCATATTACACTGATGGCAGTGAACAAAATGGCCCGACGTTTTGAAGCAGACCACGTGGTATTTGCACTGGAAGGACGCAGTTGGCGTAAGGATTTCTACACACCTTACAAAGCAAATCGTGCTGTGGCCCGGGGCAAAATGACCGAATCGGAAGCAGATGAAGACAAATTGTTTTGGGAAACCTATGATGAGCTGACTAAATACTTGTCACATAAAACCAATTGCAGTGTTATCCGTCATCCCACAGCCGAAGCTGATGACATCATTGCACGTTGGATTGCATTACACCCCCAAGACGAACACATTATTATTAGCAGTGATACTGACTTTGTACAGTTATTAGCCCCTAATGTCCGACAATACAATGGTATCGCCGATGAACTATTAACCTTGGAGGGCATATTCGATGCTAAAGGTAAACTTGTCAATGATAAAAAAACTAAACAGCCAAAAGTCATTCCAGACCCCAAATGGCTACTGTTTGAAAAGTGCATGCGTGGTGACAGCTCAGACAACGTGTTTAGTGCTTATCCGGGAGTACGGGAAAAAGGCACAAAGAATAAAGTTGGTCTCCGTGAAGCGTTTGGCGACAGGGACCGTAAGGGATATAACTGGAATAACATGATGTTGCAACGTTGGACAGACCACAACGGTCAGGAGCATCGTGTGTTGGATGACTATGAACGCAACTGTACCTTGATTGATCTCACCGCACAACCGCCAGAGATCAAGGCCGCTGTGGATGCAAGTATACAGGAACAAATCAGCCACAAGGACGTGGGACAAGTGGGTGTGAGATTTATGCAGTTCTGTGGCAAATACGAGTTGGTAAAATGTAGTGACGTAGCCGAACAGTTCGGACGTTGGATGAATGAAACATATAAAGGAGTGCTGAATGATATTAGCCAAACCAGTGGTAGAGAACCAGTATTGGATTCTCAAGAAGGATAATCGCAAGATTGGTCAGCTTGAGGTAAAAGAGAATGGTAATTGCACTATAAAAATTTTAAATAGTGTTATCAGTTATACAACTATTAAGATGGCCCGAGAAGCCATTGGGATCGAATTTGAGCCTCCCGAAACAGCAACACCGTTGCCCCCAAACTTGGTATACGGACACGAGGTTGAAGGCGAAGTGTTTAGTCCGTTATGGGACGTCAAACAAAAGTTGCCATTGTTTACCAGAGAAGACAAATCCAAGTCGTGGTTTGCCGCCGGGTGGTATCGAATCAAACAACATCGCAAGTGGAAAACAATACAGCATCCAAAACTAATTACCTTGGAGCGTTATGCGTACCAAGGTCCTTACCACACCCAGGCAGAAGCCAGTGGGCAAACCAATTTATTTTTAAAAGATTAACATGACAAATCCTTTTTACGACCAAGAAACATTCATGCGAGCCTGTGATCAGTCCGTGGGCAAATTTAACGAGAAACAGTATGAATTATATTGTAATCTTATCAGTGAAGAGTTCAACGAACTTATTGCCAGCAACACTAAACATGATGACCTTGACGCATTGATTGATATTTTGGTTGTTACTGTGGGTGCTATCCATAGCTTAGGTGTGGATGCTGAAGGTGCCTGGAACGAAGTCATGCGTAGTAATCTAGCCAAGATTGATTCAGTCACAGGCAAAGTTCGCAAACGTGAGGACGGTAAAGTACTCAAACCCGAAGGTTGGACACCACCTGAACTAGCACCTTACATAAAATGAGTCTGCATATAAATCGTTTTGTTGATAGTATCAAAGCACATGAATCTAGAAATCAACGTGATTTTACCATGAGCTTGCGGGATGCCAAAGATTTACATAGTGATATCACCAAGTTACTGCTGACTCTTGAAGCATTACGTACACAATCGACTGTATCTAAAACAGAATCAATTACGGTTGAATTGAGCGGTGGTAGTTTCAAAACCACGTAGTTTTTGTGATAAATAAACTACGGAGATAATGATGAGTCGCCCCAAACCTAATGTATTAATCGAGCACACAAACAAACAAACCTACAAGACCGAACAAGTATTGGCCTCCGAAGGTGTTTGGGCGGTGTTTTACGACAACAAGCCCATCAATCTCAAGACATCAAATATGCTGACACAGTATCCCGGA